TCATCCGGTGATGTCTGTCCTCCAATATATTGGATTCCATTTACTATTGCAGTCATAATACTCCTTACGAACTAATTGTATCGATGTACGAAAGAACCACGTCTAAACTACTTGCCGTATCAGAGACTGCTTCTAACGTATCACCACTAGCTAAAACAATTTTTGCTCCGCCTTGAATTAATTCAATAGCAGAATTTGGTGGAATACTAACGCCTTTTGCTAAAAAGTAATCAGCTCCGCCTTTAGCAATCTTAACATCAATAGCAATTGTTGATGTTAAAATATTACAACATCTAATTCCAATAACTGCATCGTAGTTTCCACCTGCTAACAATGTAGTATCTGATGTTCCAATTGTTCTAACTAATACGTTTCTAAAATCTTGTGCCATATTTTTTCCTTATAATGCAACCGCCATTGCTAATGCAAAACCGTTGCTTGCTGCTCCTACTGGGTTACCTGTTGCGTCTAGGTAAACCGATTTGCTTGCTGGTAATGTACAGAATACATCTTTAGTGCCTGCAGAAAAATTAACTGCTGAATCAGAATTAGAACTGGAGATAACTGTAGTTCTAGTTAGATTCGCACTTGATCCGTCTAATGTACCTAGACCAACTTCAAATTCACTTGTTCCCTGATTAAATATACAATAGTAAGTCGTATTGTTATTTCCAATACCTTGTGCAAAAGTTTCAAAACCAGTTACCGCTGCTCCAAGTGCCATTGCACCTGTACCAGTAGTTGTACTTGTTACTTTTACTCTATCATTTATTACTAATGCCATTTAATCTCCTTATGATGTTATACTTATAATCGCATTACTTGGTGTAGAAGGATCAGGATACGAAATTGTAAAAGTTCCGTTTGTCGCTGTCTTGTTACCACCAAAATCTAAAACTACACACAATTTATTAGAAGCACTTGTATTATAAATAGCTGCAAATGCTGCTGTAAAAGTTGCACTAGCAAAAGTTGTGTCTGCAAAATCAATTGCAGTTGTAGCAGTTGTTGCTGTAACTGTTTGACTTGTTAACTCTTTGCCTCCTGAAGGATAGTTACTACTTCCCGCAGAACTAACTTCATTTGTAGCTGAAAATACTGTGCTTGATGTTGTATATGGATTAGATGTGTACAATGCTATTTTAAAAGTGTTCCCACCAGATGCAAAGTTATGCGTTCCTGATGCTAGTTCACCTTTAAATGCGAATGGTACTATATTTGCCATGTGTTATCTCCTTATTTATTGCTTGATGGATTTTTAGATTCAAGAACGGTACGAATAACCCCATCTTCATATTCGTCTCGGCGTCTTCGACCTTGTTGTTCGATCGCATACGATAGTAAAGCTTTTTCATAAGCTTGTGAATAGTATTGTAACATATCTGCGGGTCCTTTCAAGTACCCATATGCGTTTACCAAACAAGCGTATAAAAGTAAATCTTGATATTTGTTGGACAGATAAGTGCCTGTGCCACTCAAAGTAGCATCCGTCAGACTAACTGGTTCTTTGTTATAAGCCAGGGTTATTTCGTAGGTTCTATCAGGTGTAGGTGCTACTACCCAAAAATCTTCATCCCAGTTTGCATAGTATTTAGGAATGTCTACAGCGGATGTTCCTGGTGTAGAGTAATATTCAGCTATGAAACTAGTATCTCTTTGCTCTAAATAATATTGATTATTATCAGAGTCTTTTAGCTGAACGTATCTGATTAATCTTAAATCTGCAGGAATAGTTACATATCTATTTCCAACAATTAAATTAGATGTTGCGTAGTGTCTGTCTTGATCAGAATCTACTTCTCTATAAATTTTATTTTCTGCATTTTTAATTAAAGTATTTAAAACAGAAGAAGTAAATACATTGTCTCCAACTTCTGTGTAACTTTTAATATCGTCTTGTAAATTTGTAAGTGTGTATGCCATTATCCGTTTACTACCTCTAATGTTACTGGCCCAGCAGATGTATTATCACCACCACCAAATATTCCACCTGTTGTTGCTGTGCTTGTGCTTGTTATATAAAAATAATTTATAGGAGTTGTTAAAGGATCTGTTGTGGTTGCTCCTGTAACTGTTCCTGCTGCATCTATTTTACCCAATGCAATTGTAAATCCATTTGCATTATTTAAATCACTTACATTATCAAACGTTGGAATATTTATAAAAGCTTGTAAATTTCTTTGATCAGCTTCATCTGCTCCACCTGCACCTGCAGTTGTTACAACAGGAGGTCCTCTAAATCTGACAACATCTCCTGCACTTCTTTGATGGTCAAGTGAAAAAACATTTACATAAGTTGTACCTGCGTAAATTACAGATTCAAAAGGATTATTAGATAATAATATTAAACTTGTTTTAGAAGCTGGTTGTGGTCTTGGATTGTATAAAGCTTGTGGATCAGATCCAGCTGGTTTAGGTTCAAGTTGTGGTTGCTTTGGTTCATATTCTGATTTGTGAACTAAAGATCCATTCCATTCTCTAACCATTTCTGTATAAGGATATGCCATACCAGATCTATCTGATATTGCTAATGATCTTTTTCCTGATGCATACTTACCCATTATACTCCATCTCCATAAAATGTTTGTGGTGATATGAAACTAGATGTACCTTGATTGTCTGCATCAAGTGCTCTTAACATTTCACTTTCATAAATTCTTTCAAGTTCTGGTGTTCTTTCAGGTGATACTTTCATACTTAAATAATATGAAAGTCCTGACATCATACAAGGATAAAATCTATTAACCACGTCTGATGTATAATTATAAGCACCCGCGTCTTGTATTCTAGCTAAATAATAAAAACAAAATTGAAAATTGTTTGGTGAAGTTGTGCTTGATACACTTGAACTTGGTGTTGTGTATAAAAATACACTTGGGTTTAATTTTCTCTCTACATAATATTGTGAAGGTGTTCCTTGTGCTAATTTATTTGGTGTTTGTGAATATTGTGATCTATCTATTTTAGTTAATGCAATATCAGCAGGAGCTGTTGGTGTAGAATTATTTCTATAATAAGCTTCTAAAACTGTATCAATATCTTGTGGAAAGTTAGTAGAGTCAGATGCAAAATTATATTCTGCTTGTCCTTGTACCAAAGGTATTTTTGCAAGTTTAACTTTCCATAAATGAACTCCTCTATTACCCCATTCTTGAAACATTATATTTAATGATCTTCTTGCTGATCTTAATTGATATCCTGTTCTTGTGCCTAGCACACCCGTTCTTGCGTAAGCTTCTTCAATAATATCATCTATTTGAGGATTATATTCTGTAGTTTCTGAAGTTGGTGCAATAGTTTGAGCACTGTTACCCATACCGCTGTGATTAGTGCAATAATAAAATAAAACCGGTGCTCCTGTTTTTTTGACTGGGGCAACAATTATTGTTGTGTTAGCTCCAGATGTTCCTGGTGTTCCTGTAGTAGTTACACCTGTTGTGTAAGATGCAGCTGGATCGTTATTTGGATTTGTAGAAAAAGCTAATTGATGTGTATCGTTAGTGTTATCGCTTTGATCAAAAATATATGTATTGCCTTCTTGTAAATACAAGACAGGAGCTAACTCGCCGTTAATATAATATCTATTACCGGTTCCATATTGGGTTGTACCCGTCGCTACGGTTACTGTGTAAGTTATAGTAGCCATTTAAACTCCTAGCCGAAATAGAATGTTACGTCAGCAATAGTTCCTAAACTTACTGTCAATTTAGTATTTGCTTTTATTCCTGTTCCTGGAAAAGTTGCATTATACACAAAAGGTGATGAACTTCCGTTGGGAGTTCCAAACACTGCTAACGCCACGCCGTTATCTTCTAAAGTAATTGTTCCTGCTCCTGCTGTGCAGTTTGCAGAAAAACCTAAAAATCTTCCTGGGCCAGCAAAAACTTCTTGGTTAGCTACGGTGCTTTGTATTCTTTTGGCTTTTATATCTACTGGATATGTACTCATTAATTTTCTCCTATTTAAATTATGTGTGGGCCGAAGCCCACACTAAATTATTTATTAAGCAGTTGGTGAATCAGATGATAAACCAAAAAACTTAAGTGCTAAAACACCACCAGCTCCAGCTGTTCCTGAAATCACAACTTCGACTTCATCTGCTGTTTCTGTAGATGCTGTAGTAGTACCACCAGACATTCCTAAAACTCCGTTACAAGGGAAAAATCCTTTGAAACCTGTTGAGTTCATAGCAACAGTGATACCATCAACAAACCCGTCTGTGTCTGCGTCTGTACCAATGTCAACTAGGTTAACTGCGTTTGCAGTTGCACCTGTCATAGTAATTGCTACTCCCATCGGAATGAAATTCGATGGAATTCCAATTGATGTTTCTTTGTGTTCTGTTCCTGATGCAGCAATCGTAATTGATGTGCTGTAAGTTGACAGTTTCATGTCACTTGTTAAAGCACCAGTAGTTTTGTTTTTTATTATTGTATCAAAACCGTTTTCCGATCTTACCGGTCCTGAAAATGTAGTATTTGCCATAATTATATCCTCCTAGTTTTCCGAACATAGTCTCTAGGCCGTCGACTATACCGCGCCTATGTTCTAATTAATTGTATAGTGTGCAGAATATATATGATTTTTGAATAGAGTGCAAGAGAGCCTTACAGTGAATGTGCGTTTTCAACGATGTAGCTTTTGTTTACGTAGCTACAGATACGTTTGGTGCTGCATCTTCAACTTTGTTGACCGATAATGCCAACCTAGCTTCTTCCATCTTAATATCAGAAATAACTTCTCTGACTTTATGGTCTATCCTAACCATATCGAGAGTATATCTACCCTCATTAAGATGATGCTGCTCCCAATCCAGTTCCAGCTTCCTTTTTTGTTTGTAAAGGTCTGAAAGTGTTTGCATCTAGGACCTCCTCATAGGTAATCCATTTTTTTGACGAACTTGTAAATCCGTCTTTTTCCCATTTTACACCTTTTTCTCCTAGTTTGTCAACTATTGAATTTTCAATAGATTCAGCGCTGTCTTCTGCTTCAACTATGAATCGCGCATGATACCCATACGCTCTGATATTAACTAGAAATTTTGTCATGATTATTCACACCTTATCACAAAAAAAAGGGGCTCGAAAGCCCCTTTTTAAATGTTTGTTTTAACGATTATGTTGCGTCAGAACCAAATACACCTCTAGGGTCAGAGAATCCGAATACGTATCTCTCTCTAGCTTTGTATCTTACGTTTCCTGTATCGAAGTCACCTTCCATTGAAGTTTTGATAGGTGATCTTACGAAATGCTTAAGACCGTTAGGAACATCTGTTTTAATGAAGAACTTTTTAGTGTTCGTTAAGTAGTGATTCACAGTGTAACCTTGTGGAATCATACCCATTGACGCTAATGCGTTAATGTCATTATCAGCTGTACCTACTCTGCCTGTAGACTTCATCAGTCTTTCAGCAGTAAATTGAAGAGCTGAAGGAATAATTAATTTTACTCCTTGCGCCGCAATTTTTAGGCCTCTTTCATCAGTAAACGCCGCGATGTCAATCAACGACTGTTCTAATGAAGTTTCGTTAAGTTCAGCAGGTGTTG